AAGCTAGGTTCTATGTAAACTTTACTTTACCAAATGGAGTATCACCTGTTGTTCCAGCCACTGATTTTGATAATGTGGATACATCAGGTAATGATGAGTACCAAGGTTTTTCTACCTCTACTCAATTAAGAGGTATGAATGTGGATAACACAAAAAGACGAGTACAAGCATTTTGTTCTGCAATTAATATGCCTAGTAGAGAAGGTGTATCAAAAGATATAAGACACAATGGTCCTGTAAGAAAATTTGTATATGACCATACATATCCAGACATCACAGCTACATTTTACACAGATAAATTTATGAGAGAAAGATCATTTTTTGAAATGTGGCAAAAGGCAGCATTTAGTAATACGACACATAATTTTAATTACTATGATGATTATACATCGCCAATTGATATATTTGCTTTAGGCCAATTTGCTAGTAGGCAAGAACGTGATGACATAACTTATGGTGTAAGACTATTTGAGTGTTATCCAAAAGTTATAAGTGATGTATCATTTAGCCACGAGACAAATGCTGTACAAACATTTGAAGTAACATTTAGCTTTAGATATTGGGTCAATTACTTTTTAGATAGAGCTGGTAATATAGAATTAGGACAATCAGAATTTAATCAACCTACAGTAAAAAGAGCTGGAGGTATATTTGGTGGACTTATAGGAATGTTACCACCAGAAATAAGACGAGCAGGACGAGACGTATTGAATGAGTTGAGAAGAAGAGCACCGATTGGTAGAATAACTGGTGGTAGAGTATTCCCACCATTTAAGATACCACCACTAAATATATAATATTATAATAAGGAGATATAATGGCGTTACCAACGATTGAAACACCAAGATATGAACTGACTTTACCATCGCAAGATATTAAAGTACAGTATAGACCATTCCTAGTCAAAGAAGAAAAGATACTTTTAATGGCTATGGAATCAAAAGACAATAATCAAATAGTAAATGCAACTAAAGATATTATCAAAGCTTGTACGTTTGACACGTTAGAGATTGATAATTTACCTATGTTTGACATAGAATATCTTTTATTACAAATAAGAGGTAAATCTGTAGGTGAGATTGCAAACTTTAAAGTTATTTGTCCAGACGATAAAATTACTGCTGGTGATGTAGAAATTAATTTATCAGAAGTAAACGTGCAAGTAGATGATGAACACAATAATAAAATTGTGATAGATGAAACAAGAAATTTAGGTTTAGTTTTAAACTATCCATCGCTAGGAATTACCAAGGCAGGCTTTGATGTAAATAGTACAGATGTTGACACTATGTTTGGCGTAGTGGCAGGTTGTATTGACCACATCTTTGAGGGTGACAAAACATTTCCAGCAAAAGATAGTACACAAAAAGAACTTAAAGAGTTTTTAGAAGGTCTACCTCAATCAGCATTTTTAAAGATTAGAAAGTTTTTTGATACAATGCCACAATTGAGACACGAAGCTGAGGTCACAAATCCTAAGACAGGTGTAAAGAGTAAAGTCACATTTAAGGGATTACAAGATTTTTTTCAATAAGCCTGTCCCATAATAGCCTACAGGCCTATTTTGAAACGAATTTTGCCCTAATGCAACATCATAAATACTCATTAGAAGAACTTGATAATATGATGCCTTGGGAAAAAGAGGTTTATGTATCAATGTTGTCTAATTATATCAAAGAAGAAAACGAAAGACGAAGACGAGAGGGAATGAAAAAATAATGAGTGAAATAGAAGATAAAATTGTTGTACCTGCTGATAAACCAGAGATTAGTAAAAAAGTAAAAGTTGATTTAGAAGTAGATACATCTGTAAAAGATTTAGGTCCTAACCCATACGCAAAAATAATTCATATGGCGAGGGCAGTTGACGCTTGGAGAATATTCCCAAGATTATTTTTAACTGTTTACATTATACTATTATATAAATGTGTAATATGGTATATGAACTTATCTGCACCTACAATGGAACAAAGTGGTTTAATTAGTATTGTAGTTGGTGCTGGTGCTGCGTGGTTTGGTTTATACACAGGATCAAGTAAAAAGAATAAGTAATGATATGGGCTCCACTAACAATTGCTATAATAGGGTTTTTTGCTCTTTTAGCAATTATTGTGTGGCATATCGTAGAGGACTATTAAATGGCATTACCAAAGACTAGATACAATTTCAAAGGCGGCAAAAAAGAAGTCGCTATGGCTGTACAAGATATAGGTCAAGCTATATTCGCACAAACAAAAGTGTCATTTGAAAGTGCTGCCAAAATGGTTGTACCTAGTATACCTGATATGGTCACAGAAATAATTGATGACTTATCAGCAGGTCCACTAGATAGATTTTCAGAAGGTATAAAAAAGGTAGATAATTTAGTCAACGAATTAGGTGTTGACTTAGGAAAATACAGTAAAGAGTTAGAAGGCTTTTTAAAATTAAGACAAGAGAAGTCTATCAAGTCAGAAGAAACAGTAAACGAATTAAGAGAAAAAAATATTATTGCCCAAGTCAATCAAATGGGCGAAGTACAAATACTCACTAAGCAACAAATAGAAGAACAAAATAATAATCTAGTAAATTATAATAAAGAAATTAGAGAAGCTGAAAAAGTAATTAAGACATTATCTACTAGACAACAAAAAGGTGGAGAGCTAGATGAACAACAGCAAAAAGATTTACTAGCGGCAAATGATAAACTAGTTGACTCGTTAGATAAAAGAAATAAAACATTACTTTTACTAAACAAAAAAGAGAGTGAAGATACAAGAACGTTTAGAGAAAAAACTGGTGATTTAATTGATGAATATGTGCCAGATGGTTTAAGAGACATAGGATCAGCATTTACAGAGGGTTTGATGGCACCATTTAATGCTATCAAAGAACTAGGTTTACTATTTGGTGGTATGTTGAAACCTTTGAAAGCATTACCTAAAATGTTAAAAACATTTTCAGTCGGTTTATTAGGTGCTATTGCTGCGATGGTACCTTATCTATTGATTGCTGGTGCTATTGTAATTGCTATCATCGCATTGAAAAAAGGTTTTGATTTTCTAATGGATAATATAGATGTAGTAAAAGAAAAACTAGGTGTATTTGCTGACAAGGTCATGGAAATTCCAGGTCAAATTGCTGACTTTTTTAAAGACATATTTACTAAAATTAAAAACTTCTTCATAGATGCCATCAATGGTGTGATTGGTATGGTAAACAAAGTATTACCAGAAAAGTTTGAAATAGAACCTATAGAAAGAGAACCAGACCCAAGCACTACACCAGTTATAACACCTGAACAACAAGCTGCTAAACAAGCGATGACAGATGACAGTGCTTATATTTTACCTAAAGATGATACCACAGTAGATAATGTTGACGAGGGTGGATCTACGTTTGAAACATTTAAAAACTTATTAAAAATGTTAAAACCTGATAGTGCATTGGCTCCTGCTGTTGAAGTAGGTGCTACTGGTAGTGGTGCAACTATTATAGACAATTCTGTCAAGTCTGTCAACCAAAATAATTCACAAACAGCTATTAATTTAGATAGTAGAAACAACGACAATAGTTTTCATATCACTAATAGATACAAAGACGTTTAATAACTACCTAAATCTTTTTCTGTAATCAATTTAAACTTAGCATTATTATCATCAGCATATCTCTTTGCGGCTTTCCATTTCGCTTGATTTTTGATATACATAAAACTCTCTTTCATAAATGCTCTAGTTTTCTTTTTAGGTGTTTTTGGTGGTTTAGTTTGACGTGATGGTTTAATCTCAATGAGTATTTTATCACCCTTAACAGTACGAACTATGAAGTCAGGATAGTATGAATGATACCTTTTGTCAAGTGGATTGTAATATCTTATTGCCAACTCCTCACTTGCCCAATATGTTATGTCAGGATTACGATCACAATATAACATAAACTTACGCTCAAGTAAAGAACGATATACTATTTTGTCAACGTCACCCACATATTTTTTAGGGTTTGTAGGACGATATAAACCTTTGTAAGACTTCTTCATTTTATTATAAATATACAATATATATAAAGGATAAAAATGCCATCAATAAAACTAGGTCAATTATTAAGTCTTGCCAATAGATTTAGTGGTAATGCTTTAACTAATACACAAGCGAAAGCAGCGGCTTCTAATTTATTAAAACAATCGCCGTTAGAGATACCTGACGCTAAAGCACCAACGTCACATATGAACGCAAACACATTATCGTTTGCGCCTATACAATTTCCTAGTGATTTAGGTAATGATGAACAAGGGCATTTTATGATATTTTACTCTATTTCAAATAAACACTCTGCATTATCAGATCAAAATTTTATGAGAGATTTAGGTGCAGGTGTAAATAGTTCTGTGGATACTGGAAGTGAGGCATCTTATTCAGTGGCAACATTAAAATCAAGTAGAAATGGTGATAGTGTAAAGATAGGAAAAACACCTAGAAATACTGTCACAGCAAAAAAACCTACACATACACAAGTAACTGGTGCCGTTGCATTNTATATGCCACCAGGAATTAAAGCAGAATATAGTGTACAGAATGGAGAGACAGAATTAGGTATGGCTGGACTAGGGGCGAAAACTGTTATAAACACAATTACTGCATCAGATACAGAAAGTCAAATTAAAGCATTTTTAGAAGGTATGGGTGGATTTGCGTTAGACGCTGGTAAAAAATTGGCTGTAAATCTTGGTGAAGCAGCTGGATTAGGTNATGTTACTGGAGCGTTATCAAAAGTTACAGGACTTGCTGAAAACCCATTTGTAGAAGTTGTATTTGAAAGAGTTAATCCTAGAAAATTTACTTATACTTTTAATTTACAAGCAAGATCACAAAGAGAAGTACAAGACATAAACAAAATTATTACATTTTTTAAATTTCATATGCATCCTGAAATGGAAAATGATGTAAGTGGTGGAAGATATTTTAGAGTGCCTAGTGAATTTGAAATACACTATGCTTATAATGGTCAAGTTAATAATTATTTAAATAAAATATCTCGTTGTGTATTAACAGGAACTAGTGTAGATTATGGCGAAGGTGGATTTACTACGTTTAGACAATTTGATCCACAAGGTGCAGCACCTGTAAGTATTAATATGACGTTATCATTTACAGAAGCAGAAATATTAACTAAAGATATGATAATGGAAGGATATTAAGATGGCATTATTCTTTGAACAATTCCCTAAAATTGCATATGATATTTCAGGTAATAAGAATTTTAAACTTGTAACAGATATTTTTAGAAGAATTAAAATTAGATCAAGTGTTGCCGATAACGTGTCATTATTTTCTAACTATGATGTACCAAGTGGTGAAACACCAGAGACAACATCATTTAAACATTTTGGTACAACAGATTATCACTGGATTATATTGATGACAAATAATGTTACAGATAGATATTATGATTGGCCATTAAATGAACAAGATTTTGAGGCATTTGTTAAAAGTAAATATAGTAATCCTGGAGCAGTACATCACTATGAGATCACACAATCAAGTGGGTCTACAACAAGTAACGGACCATTTGACTACTCACATAAAATAGAGGTTAATAGTACAGAGACGGGTGCTGAGGCGGTATCAAACTACGAATACGAGAGAAGACTACAAGACGAGAAAAGAAACATCAAATTATTAGATCCTAATTACCTACCATTATTTTTAGAAGAATTTGAAAAATTAACAAGAGAATAAAATGTCCACTATTGGTGATAATAAAGACACATTAAAGTTTGCTGGTGATTTTCAATTAGATGTTTGTACTCTTATCTCATATAGAAAATCTGCAGAGGCACAAGATCAAGCCGTAAGAGTTAATATATTACCTCAAGTATTAACAATTTCATATGTAGAAGACATAACTTTACAATGTATCTCTGGCGAGATAGTATTGTCAGATGTACAAGATATAAGAACAAGTTTACCATTGACAGGAATGGAAAGACTTGAACTTAAATTTTATACGCCTGGTAGTGGACAAGGTGATCGTGTAGAAGCATTAGAAGAAACATCTGATCCATATTATGTTTACAAAATAGAAAAGGTTAGACCATCAGGTGGTACAGGTAGACAACAAGTTTACAAATTACATTTTACAAGNAGAGANGCATATCGTAATTCTATCTTTAGAGTAAGTCAATCATTTACAGGTCCNGTNGAAGANGCNGTGTTAAAGATAGTCAAATCGCCAGACTATTTGGATAGTCGTAAACCATTATACNTTGAAGAAACAAAAACAAACTCAAAGTATGTCATACCNAATAAGAAACCATTTAACGCAATAAAGTTTTTATCATCAGAGGCNATATCACTAAATTACAATAACTCAAACTATCTATTTTTTGAAACAATGAGTGGATTTCATTTTAGAAGTATNGAATCATTGATGGCTCTTGGTGGACACACAGCAAGACCAGTAAAAGAGAAATATCATCTACAACCAGCAAGAGTTAGANCAGTTGGCGAAAGAGACGTAGAAAAAGATATGAGAGGTATAATAAGTTATTCATTTGAGGATCCTGTTAATCAATTAAGAAATATGAATAATGGTTTGTTCGCAAGTCGTGTGATAGAGCATGATATGTTTAAAAAAACCATAGTAGAAAAAGACTTTGACTATCATNCATCTTTTGTTAATTACTTTCATACAGAACATAGTAACGGCGCAAAGACAGGTATCAAGTTTATACAACCATATGCGTATTTTGACAANACAAAGAANTTNTTTTCTGAACACCCANTACAAAGANTGATGTTGACAACAAGTACATCAGAAATACACGATAACGTGGTTAGTCCAAGTAAAAGTGAACTTATACAAAATAGTCAATCACAAAGACAACAACTACTTAANAATAATCTAATACTAAACGTGCCAGGAAATACAAAGTTACACGCTGGTGATATGATCTCGTTTTCANTACCATATTCTAAACCAGTAGGACCACACGAAAAACAAGAACTAAACCCATACTTCGCTGGTCGTTATCTAGTATTACAAGTAAAACATCTAATATCAAGGGAAAACGGTAAACACGATATGGTACTACGATGCGCTAAAGATTCAGTATATTCTACATTACCAGTAGAAACAGATACAGACGTAGTAAAACTAAAAGACAAGAAAAACAAAGATATTATCACCGTTTACGAAAAAGACGAAACAGAGATACAAACAGCATCTAAACAAATTGGAACCGCCAATAATGATATATTTACATAATATGGGAGAACACTCGGAATCGCTCGCTGAAGAGTCGCTAAAAGCGGTGGCAATGAGAGGTTATACAACTCATATGAAGGTAAGATAAATACAAATGAACGAGATAAAACAATGAATATCAAAGAAAGAATTGAGAAAATCATAGATGACTACTCATTTGCGAAAGATGAGGCTGAACAAAGAAATAGAATAAAGACTATGTACAAAGGGCCATCGGAGGCCACGGAAAGCCTTTGGACATATGTAAAAGACCCTATTTTACTTAAAGTTAAAGGCCTTGCCTCGTACATAGTCACTAATATAGAGAAGATTAAGAGATAAAGGCCACCTTGCGCACGTTTTAAATAAATGGGTTTAAATGGCGTATGCAGACCTTATTAAAACAAGAGGCATATCGGTAAAAAAAAGATGATTGACAATAATTTTTTAGGACGTAACGGCTTTCTATGGTTCGTTGGCGTAGTCGAGGATAGAGGCGATCCACAAAAGGTAGGCAGAGTAAGAGTAAGGTGCCTGGGCTATCACACGTCTAATAAAGAGAAACTACCAACAGGCGATCTACCATGGAGCCAGGTGGCACTCCCTGTGACATCTAGTGGTATCTCTGGATTGGGACAAACTCCTCTTGGTCTAGTCGAAGGCTCGTGGGTGTTTGGTTACTTTAGAGATGGCGAAGATGCACAAGAGCCGTTGATACTTGGGAGTTTACCAGGAAAACCAAGTGAGTTAAGTAATACGTCAAAAGGCTTCTATGATCCCAACGGCACTTATCCGAAGTACAAAGATGAGCCTGATACAAATAGATTGGCTGTCAATAATGAAGATATTGAACACTTATCATTGACATTACGAAAAGCCACAAGAATAACAGGTATATCAACGGCCGACTTTGATCCGTTTAAGGCCGCCGATAATAGTTCGGTAGCAGGTAGCGCCAGTGACACATTTGACCAGCCGACTATACCATACGCCGCCGAGTACCCAAAGAACCACGTCTATGAGAGCGAGAGTGGACATCTACGAGAATATGACGACACATCAGG